TTGACAATAGCGACATTCTGGAAGGCAGCTTCCAGTGTGTGAGCTTTGAAGCCAGCGGCGATTATAACGGCGAGCAGACCTATGCGCTCACGCTGGAATCCTCCGGCGCGCTCACGCTGACGGCGGTGTAACATGAGCGGCGCATTGACGATCATGCTGGGCGGGGTGAGCTACCGCCTGCTGCCCACCTTCGCGGCGCTGCTGGCGCTTGAAGAGCAGAGCGGTCTGGGCCTGCTTACGCTGGCCAGGCGCTTTGCGGGCGGCGAGTTTACGCTGGCCGAGCTGGTGGCTCTCATTCGCGCCGGTCTGATTGGTGCGGGCGAGAAAGTGCCAGACAATCTGGGCGCGCTGGTGCTGGCGCAGGGGCTGAGCGCGCTCACCCCGGTGCTGACCCGCTTTCTGGAAGCGGCGCTCAACGGAGATTCAAGCGCGGGAAAAGCATAAGCGGTCAGCGGTTGGGCTGGGGGGCGTGGCTGGGCTTTGCCGTGTGCGAGCTGGGCTGGCGCCCGTGTGATTTCTGGCATTCCAGCCCGGCCGAACTGGCCGCCATCGCCACCTATCTGCGTGACAAAGCCAGCGGGCTGGATGCCAGCACGGTGGCGCAGCTGCGCGCTCAACTCGGAGAACAGCATGGAACTTGAACAACTCATTGTCCGCATTGAGGCGGATGCCCGCCCGCTGCAATCAGCGCTGGAGGGGGTGAATGCACAGGCCACTCGCTCACTGGCCAGCGTAGCCAGCTGGGGCGATCGCCTGAGTACCTCTTTTGTCAGCGCTGCTGTGCATGGCAAAAATCTGGGGCAGGCCATCCGTGGTATTGCGCAGGAGCTGGCCAACTCCGCCTTGCGGCAAACGGTCATCAATCCGCTCGGTGATCTGCTTAGCTCTACGCTGGGCGGCCTGTTTGGCCGCGCCGGTGGCGGCAGCGTGAGCAGCCATCAGCCTTATCTGGTGGGGGAGCGCGGGCCTGAATTGTTTGTGCCGAGCAGCGCTGGCCGCATTGAAAATGGCAGTATGAGCAGTAGCAGCAGCGCAGGCGGCATCAGTGTGGGTATCAATATTGATGCACGCGGGGCCGATGCGCAGGCCGCCGCCCGCCTGCAAGCGGTAGCAGGTGAAATTCAAAGCCGCACCTTTGACGCCGTCTTTGCCGCCATGGAGCGCGGCGGGCGCTATGCACGCATCAGCGGGAGACGCTCATGACCATTCTATCCTTGCCGGGCAGCCCGGCCTTTGCGTCCAGCCAGTTCGGGCTGGTCAGCAATACTCAAACCTTCATATCGCCGCTCAGTGGCCAGAGTCAAAGCATCGAGCGGCCGGGCGCCCGCTGGCGGGCAGATTATACCTTACCGCCGATGAAACGCGCGCAGGCCGCCGCCTGGCAGGCGCTGCTGCTGCAATTGCGCGGTGGGGCCGGGCGCTTTTATGGCTATGACCCGGACGCCCGCCTGTATGTGGGCCTGCTTGATGAGCAGCACCGCCTGATTGGCACGCCCTTGCTGATCTATCGCGGCCGCATGGACACGCTGGATATCGAGATGGGCAGCACCGCTACGCTTACGCTCACGGTGCAAAGCCGCCTGTCCGACTGGGAGCGGCCGCGCCTGCTGCGCTACACCAACGAGCAGCAACAGGCCGACTGGCCCGGCGACAAGGGCTTTGAGTTCATCGCGCAGATGGCTGAAAAAACCATCTATTGGGGGCGCACATGAGCCGCCATCCGGACTGGCCGGAGCGGCTGCATCAGGTCATTGCGCATTGGCAGCACCGCCCGTTCATCTGGGGGCAGTCGGATTGCGCGCATTTTGCGCTGGCCTGTCTGCAGGCAGTCTCGGCCCGTGATTGGGGGCAGGTGGCGCTCACGCCCTATGCCAGTGCGCGCGGCGCCCGCCGTTTGCTGGCGCGCTGGCAGCTACGCCATGTGGGTGAGCTGGCCACGCGGCTGCTCGGCCCGCCGGGCTTGCTGCCCGCACAGCTGGGGCGCGGCGATCTGGTGGAGCTCGCCGCACCAGACGGCCCGGCTTTGGGGGTCTGTCTGGGTGCGCAGCTGGCGGCCATGAGTGAACACGGATTGATATTTTTACCGCGCGCCAGTGGGCGCGCAGGCTGGAGGATCTGATGCCTGCTGTACTCGCATCGGCCGTGGTGGCGGCTGTAGGATTAACCGGCGTAGCTGCAACTGTGGTGAGTGCTGCGGTTGGCTTTGCCGGGTCAATGGCGATCAATGCGCTCACCAGTAATGGCCGGCGCAAAAGCACGGCGGTCAGCGCCAGTGAGCGTATGGAGATGGTGCGCAGTGCCACCGCCGCGCGGCGCGTCATTTACGGGCAGGCGCGGGTGAGCGGCCCTGTGGCTTTTGCCTACACCACCAACTCGGCCACGGGGCTGCGCAATCATCTGCTGCACTTTGTTATTCCGGTGGCGGCGCATGAAGTGACCGAGATCAGCGCGCTCTATGTCAATGACGAGCTGTTTGCCGATACCGCAGGCGCGCAAGGCTGGCGGGTGCCGCCGGTGGGCAGTAAATACATCAACGGCAAATTCAATGATGGCGTGACGGCCAGCCCCAATCTGCTGCAATGGCGCTACGCTAGCGGCGCGGCTGATCAGGCGGCTGATCCGTTCCTGCTGCGTGATGTGCCGGTGTGGAGCGTGGCGCACCGCCTGCGCGGCGTGGCCTATGTTTATGCCCGGCTCTATTGGGATAACAGCGTGTGGGCGGCGGGCCTGCCGAATTTGAGTGTGGTGGCCAAGGGCCGCAAGGTCTATGACCCGCGTAGCCAGCAAACGGTGTGGAGTGATAATCCGGCCCTGTGCATCCGTGACTATCTGCTGGCCAGCTTTGGCATGAATTGCCTGAGTGAAGAGATTGATGATGACAGCTTCATTGCCGCTGCCAATCTGTGTGACGAGCTGGTGCGCGTGGCTGATGGCAGCGAGCAGAAGCGCTATACCTGCAACGGCGTGCTGGCGCTTGACCAAAAGCCCATCAATATCATGGAGCAGCTCTTGTCCTGCTGCGCGGGCTCGCTGGTTTATACGCAAGGCCGCTACAAGCTTTATCCGGCGGCGTATCGCACGCCGCAACTCTCGCTTGACGCCAGTATGCTGCGCGGCGCGGTGAAAGTGCGGCCGCAGCCGCCCCGGCGCGAGCGGGCCAATGTGGTGCAGGGCACCTTTGTTGACCCCGCGCGCGGTTGGCTGGGCACCGAGTTTCCGCCTGTGACCAGCGCGACCTATCGCGCGCAGGATGGCGGCGAGCGCATCGGCAAAGACCTGGAGCTGGCCTTTACCAACAACAGCTATATGGCGCAGCGTCTGGCGCAATTGCAGCTGGAGCGCGGGCGGCGCGCCTTGGTGGTGGAACTGCCCTGCACCATGGCCGCGCTGGATGTGGCCGTGATGGAGCCGGTGCGCCTCACGCTGCCGCAGCTGGGCTGGGTGGATAAAGTGTTTCTGCCAACCGAATGGACGTTAGCGTCTGACGGCGGCATTGATCTGGTGCTGCAGGAGGAGGACGCGCAGCTTTATAGCTGGAGCGGCGGGGTGGAAGAGGAGGCGGTGCCGGATGTGGTGCTGCCTGACCTCATTCCGCAAGCACCGCTGCTCACCCTGAGTGATGATGAGGTGGGCGGGGTGGTGCGCCTGCTGGCCAGCATCTCGCCGCTGGCTGATGCGCTGCATAGCCGCTTTGAGGTGGAATATCGCCGCGCCGATGAAAGCAGCTTTACCAGCGCGGGCAGTGGTGAGCTGGTCGCCATCAGTGGCGTGGTGGCCGGTGAGATCTATGAGGTGCGGGCGCGGGCGGTCAATGCATTAGGGGCGACCTCGCTATGGACCAGCAAGAGCTGGCAGGTGCAGGGCAGCGCCCAGCCGCCCGGCGATCTGGCCAGCCTGATCGCCAGCTTGATCGACAGCACGCTCTATCTGGAATGGGCTGCGCCCAGCGGTAGCGTGCATCATTACCGCCTGCGCTGGTCCATGCTGACCAGCGGCGCGGAATGGGCCAGCGCGATTGATATTGCCAGCGAGATTACCAATCTGCGCGCGGCGGTGCCCGCGCGGCAGGGTAGCTATCTCATCAAGGCGGTGGATGCGCTGGGGCGTGAAAGCGCCAATGCCGCGCTCTATATCAACCGCACGGCTGACGCGCAGGGGCGCAATGTGGTGGCCAGCGTGAGCGAGCATCCCGCCTTTAG